CGCTGGTTCTAGCAACGCTAACTCACCAACGCTTCACCGTTGGACTCTCAAGGCATGGCCAACAGTCGTTCAAGGAACAAACATCTCTGCTGTATTTCAGTTGTCCTCAGTAGACGTGGTTGACGGCATGGAAGTGTTCATTGACCCTTACGATAACTTCAGTTGGTTAGAGAACTTACGTCAAATTCAAGACGTTGTTACCTACACCGAAGGTCCAATCAGCGCCCCTTGTGTCATTGAATCGCTGGACTGGATTCCTCACAAGCGTCGTGACAACTACGAGAACGGCTTTGAGGGCGACTGTGTGGTAACGTTCAAGACACTCTCTCCTTACACGTACACTAACGTCGCTACTTCATAATGAACCAGACAAACATCCCACCTGTAAATCAGGCTAACCGCCCCCTAGTATCTGTCGGTAACGGCAACCAGGTTAAGTGGGGTGACTTTCCTGTAACACAACAAGTTGCTAATACTGGCGGTGGAACTGTTACCACTTTGAACGGTGACGTTACGGGTAGCTCAACATCTAATCAAGTTGTTAGTTTACAAGGACAGACTCTTGCTATTGCTGGATCAAACTTTCCTGTGAACGGAAGTTTATTTCAGTACTCAACCGCAACAAGGTCATGGACAACCGTTTCAGCTCCAACAGTAGTAGGACAAATACTTGAATGGAATGGTGGTGCTTGGGTACAAAACTCTACTACCGCCCCGTCTAATGGCAATACCCTTATATGGAACAGTTCCGTAAGTAAATGGGTGCCAGGAAACATAACCCTTGCTGGTGATGTGACTGGAAGTTATAACTCAAACAAAGTTGTAAAGATTCAAGGAATTGCTGTGAGCTCTACGGCACCGTATAACGCACAGTTGTTAATTTCAGATGGAACCACTTGGAACCCTACAACAATGGTTGGTGACGTAAGCATTACCAATACAGGAAACACTTACGTTTCAGGCATACTTGGAACAAATTTTTCCAACACACCAACAACAGGGCAATACCTTTCTTACGTCAGTGGTACTCCAGGAAGTTACGCATGGCAAACCAGTTCTGTTTCTTTACAGAACTCTATTGGTATTCAAATTCAACAAATTACTGGTCCTGCATCTGGCTACTCATCTGAGGTTACTTGCACAACTGCTTTCCCTCACGGATTTTATGCTGGTCAATACATAACCATTATTAACAACACACCTTGGTCTTACGGTGGTTCAAACTACGATTACAACAATCCGCTTATTCTTATTCAACAAGTTCCAAGCAGTACAACTTTTAACTTTACTGCGTCAACACCTGTCAACACAGGAACAGGTCTTGGTGGAATTGCGTACGCTTATCAAGGTCCAGTTGTGGCTAGTGGAAGCAATACAGGAACCTATACACCTAGTACAAACTTATCAAACATTACAAGTAGTTCGGCGTCGCCTTGGTTTGCGACAACGGCTGACACTCTTGGAAACTCAGGGTCTATTAAATGTGGTTTTTACAAAAACTTTCTTGTAACGGTACACGCTGGACAATCATCAGCACCATCTACAGCAACAGGAATAAACTTTGTAGTTCAATGCCCTGACGGTTCATTTCACCAATTTGCTGGTGGGTATGTTCCAGCAAGTCAATACGTTGGATTTGGTGGATCAACACAATTTCAACTTCCAGTTATCAGTGCAGGAACATCACCGTATTCTGGGGCATTTTATTTGTTTGCTTACAGAACTACACAAAACGTTACAACCAATGCTTTCAACATGACTTACGGCTCAATGACCGTAACCGCACTTTCATAAGGAGAATAATGGGAATTACAACAACAAGCACAATCACTTGCGACGGATGCAATACAGAAGTAACAGGGGAAATGACCTTTGTAGTTTTACAGCCTCAGTCCAACAGTGAAACACCATTTATCAACACATCAGTCGTTGTCTGCAATGCCAAGTGCTTGCAGGAATACGCTAACAAGTTAGGAGCATAATGACAGACGTTCGATCAACCATCGTTGCTTGGGCAAAGTACTTTGCAGCTCACCACCAGCAATTCCACTACACCGAAGGTGGACAACGCATGGAAGCCATCAACCAGAACCCAATCAAGTGGCCTGTGTTTGCTGACTGCTCAGCGTTTGTAACTCTTTGCTACAACCACGCTGGCGCACCAGACCCTAACGGTCAAAACTATGACGGCGAAGGCTACACCGGCACACTGCTCAGCCACGGTACCAAGATTCCCCTTGCTCAAGTACAGCCTGGTGACGTTATTGTATACGGCCCTGGAACCGGCTGGCACACAGCACTCGTCGTAGACGTGTCTGGTGCTAACGCTCAGAACCCCTTAACAATTTCCCATGGAAAAGAAGGGGACCCCTCGTATTGCCACGTATCGCAAGACGGACGACTTCCACAGACCTACCTACGCTTTAACACCAACCAACTGAACGCAACGTCAGCACATCCCGTTCCAACCGCATGAACTGGAATAGCCTTGCCAACATTACACAAGTACTGGCAGTATTTGTTTTTCCCGTTATCTTTTTTGTTGGCCGTATTGTTTGGAAGAAAGTGAAGGCTGAGTTGTCGCCAAATCACGGAAGTTCGTTGCGTGATGCGATTGACCGCATTGAGCAAGCAGTAATAGAAATTAGCAAAGAGCAAAAGAAAAATCGCAAGGCGGTTAAGAAGGTTGCCGCAGAACTAGAGGCACATCTTCATGAACTTGAATACGAATAAAAAGCGCACCTTCGGAGAGAAGTGTGCAGACCTAATGCGCCATGGCATGGGTACCTGGACATTTCTTATTGTGTTCTGCACCGCCATGGTGTTATGGATTCTCTCTGCTGGCTTTGGCATTGACCCTGCGCCATTCTTCAGACTTAACCTAGTGCTTTCTATGGTGGCTGGTCTACAAGGATCAGTGCTACTTATCTCAGCCAAGCGAGCAGACCGTATCTCTGACGAGATGCAAAAGAAAGACACTGAGCACTCGGTCAAGGATTACCAACTAGACCTACAGACACACGCACTGGTTCAAGAGATACACGAAATACTAAAGGACAAAGAATGAAGATAGCACTACTCGCAGCCTTGTCGCTTGGTGTAGCCAACGTATTCTCTGTGCTTATGGTTCAGGCTGAAGCTCGTGGTCGTCCACACGTTGCTGGCATGACCGAGGTGGGCTACTGGCTTGCCAACATCTTCTGCATTAAGACTGCCGTTAGCCACTTCACTTGGCAGTTAGTTGTCTTTTGCCTTATCTCTGCATACATCAGCACGTACTTCGCTACTCGTCACGGACACGAGAACATTGAGGACGTAACAGACCTTCGCCAAGACAATGAATTATCATTGTTAGAGGAAAGAATTGAAATCTTAGAGGGTGATGATGCAGCAGGGTGATCTAGTCTTTTGTACATCTAAGGGCATTATCGGAGCCAGTATCCGCTGGGCACAGAAGCGGTTTGAAAAGACTCACTTCTCCCAGTTCAACCACGTTGCTGTCCTGCACGAGCAGGTAGGCGACGACTGGACGATTATCCAGGCTGAAGCCAAGGGTGTTACCCATGACAAGATGCTGTCCTCGGTGGCTCCAGGTGGCACCTACGAGGTTGTCCCGTTCCCAGAGCACCTAGATCGAGTCAGGTTCATGAACTTTCTTTTGACCCAGGTGGGGTCTAAATACGGATTCTTGTCAATCTTTTCGTGTGCCCTAGACATGGCCCTACCCGACGCCGTTTGCCTTAGAAAAGACGATACGTGGATTTGCTCCGGCCTAGTGGCTGGCGCTTTGTGGTTCTGTGGGTTTGCTAAAGCGTGCGACTGGGGCGATCTCTACACCACCACACCGGCTGAAGTTGCTGCTGCAATAATTTCCAACAAGTAATCCACCATTTTTTGCACAACCTGATGTAGAATGATTCCTACCTAGCAAGGATGGAATCATGAGGCCGACTACCCACATCATTATCCCTGATACACAAGCAAAAGCAGGAGTCCCACAAGACCACCTGCGCTGGATTGGACAATACATTGTTGACCAGTTCAGAGATAAGCCAGTAAAGATTATTCATCTAGGCGACCACGCTGACATGCCTTCGCTTTCGTCGTATGACAAGGGCAAGAAGTCAATGGAAGGGCGTCGTTACACCCAAGACATTGAGGCGGCAAACTCAGCATGGTTAGTATTAAATGAAGCACTCGAAGCCTACAACAAACACAAGAAGAAACTCAAGCACCGTCCTTGGCAACCGGAGCGCCATATACTTCTCGGAAACCATGAGGATCGTATTAACAGAGCGGTGGAATCGGACGCACAGCTTGAAGGCGTCATTTCAACGGATGACCTCATTTATGCGGAAACTGGTTGGGAAGTTCACCCGTTTCTAAAGCCTGTACCTATAGACGGAGTGTACTACGCCCACTTCTGGGCTAACACCATGACTGGTAAGCCACTTGGCGGTTCAGCCTTGGCGCGATTAAACAAACTGGGACACTCATTTACTATGGGACACCAGCAAGTACTTGACTACGGACTTAAGTTCGTTAGTGGCAAGTCACAGCACGGCCTAGTTGCCGGTGCATGCTATCTTCACGACGAAGATTACAAGGGATACCAAGGCAACGCTCACTGGCGTGGCATCATCATTTGTCACGAGGTAGAGGACGGCTCCTATGACCCAATGTTTGTAAGCCTTGACTACCTATGCCGCAAGTACGAGGGCGTTCGACTCACACAGTTCATGATGAAGAAGTACAAGACGGTGTGGAATTCCTGATGTGGTCATGGGTCTTAGCCGCTATTGGCTCCTGTGGCCTGTTCTTTGTTGGTGGTAAGAAAGTCTGGGGTTGGTTCATACTTATCCTCAATGAAGGTGTATGGGTTGTGTATGCCATACACACACGCCAGTACGGATTCATTCTGTACAGCTTCCTTTACGTCATTATGTACATTCGTGCAATTATGAACTGGAAGGAGAAGCCATGAGAACCACTGTCGGTGTGCTATTCTGCATTTTGTTATTTGTTGCATCAATAATTATGGGGAGCATTAAAGATGGAGAATGAATTAGACGCAGTGGAGATGATGGTAGACCTGTGGGCTGTGGGAGAATCACTAGACCGCTTAAACAACATCTTGAAGCAGTTAAACGAAGTTTTAGATAATTGGGAGATAAAGTGATTTCAGTATTTACACCTAGCCACGATCCGAAGTACCTGAACGAGTGCTACACCTCACTCAACGAACAGACCTATGAGGACTGGGAGTGGATTGTACTGCTCAACGGCGACGCTGAATGGAATGGCCCAGAGGATCAGCGAGTCACTATCTACTGGTCTGTTGAGACAAACGTTGGAGCACTGAAGAAGGAAGCAGTTAGTTACTGCACCGGCGACATCCTGGTTGAACTAGACCACGATGACAAGCTCATGCCTGAAGCCTTGGAAGAAGTCAAGGAAGTCTTTGACACCTACGAGGACGTGGTGTTCTGCTACTCACAGTTTGCCCAGATTAACGCTGACGGTACGCCTAACGGAGATAGGTTTGACTCTAATCACGGCTGGACATACAAGGACATTGACGGCTACAACGTTGCTGCTGGCTTTGCACCGTACCCACACAACGTTTCCTACATCTGGTACGCACCGAACCACCTACGTGCCTTCCGTGCTGACGCCTACAAGCGAACTGGTGGGTATGACGCAGATCGTTTTGTACTAGACGACCAAGACCTTATGGCTAAGTTCTTTCAGGTGGGGGAGTTCTACTACATCCGTGAGAACCTGTACCTACAGCGCGTCCACCCAGACCAGACACAGACACAGACCGAAACTAACGCCAAGATTCAGGTAGAAACTGTTGAGTTGTACCACAAGTACATTGAACGCAACACAATGGCCTGGGCACGTCGACGCAAACTGCACTGTCTAGACCTAGGCGCGGCACACGACAAGCCTGAAGGCTACCTAGGCGTGGACATCCACGGTGGACCCAACGTTAACTACATCGGTGACTTCCTAGAGCTTGACCTACCAGACAACTCGTGTGGACTTATCCGTGCCTATGACTTCCTAGAGCACATTCCAGACAAGGTAGCAGTAATGAACAAGATTTGGAAACTATTGGCTCACGGT